TTCGATGAACCTATGGTAATAAAGAATCAGTATGAATGGATACCAGCAAGAATGGCTAACGATGGAAAATTGGTTACGCTAACAGGTTCTTCTCTTGTAGATTTAGGCACCGGCAATCCTTTCAAAGAATATGAATGGTCTTCGAAATCGATACAGAATTCATGTATGTCATTAAATAGATTTCTCAATTGTCACACTACTGTGAACCCAGTCGATTGGATAAAATTTGACGATATGTGCAGTAGAATGTTCTAGTTTATACAATTTGATGAAAGTCTCATTGATTTAACTTATGACTTACTAGATTACCCAAAAGATAACGGCTTTGATGATAACAAGACTAAGAAATATTTCACGAATATAGATAGGTTCTTCAATGATCCAACATATACTGACCTAAATGGTACATATGTACATCTAGTTAAAACTGGTGAGATATATTCTTTTAGTACAGCGCCTAATATAGTCAATGGTTACTTGGAGGATAGAGATGATAGACCTAGAGGAATACACGCTGGTAACAACTCAACTTGTGGTATATTTGCTGCCTTACAATCTTAAATATGGAAAGTCATGTATAAGGCTTTTCCAGCGATAGCATAAGGATTAAATTGCGAATAATTGAAAGACAAGATAGCAAAATAGATTGATGAAACATATTTGACTATAAGTTCAGATGGATCAGCTTGGGAATCAACATAACATTGGCAGCTTATTTAAAGTGTCGATTGGAGAGTTTATGAAAAATTACTTCCTATGTTTGAATTAATACTCAGCTAGCCATAAAATAGAGGATCGAGAAATCTCGGTGATATAATGGATACTATAAAGAAAAACCTCAAAGAATAAGTCAATACATTAGTTTTCAAATGTTTTCCTGGATTGCAAAACCATATAACAACTGAGATGTAACCATGGCCTAAAATGGTTAATGATAAGTTTCACTAAACAATGAAAGATCATCCAAGTTATTATGCTTACAGAACTGAGCCTCATTTACACTTCATCTTTTACTACATTAAAGGTACCCAACCTAGTGGTAGGTGGGAAACACTTTTAATGAATTGTATTAGAAATATAGCTATGACAGTTTATTATTTGGAAGAAGCAGGATACTATGAATCATGGAAATATTGGCCAGATGAAGAAGTTATAACACGTGAAATCCCATGTTATTAATTACATGATGGAACAGTTACAGTTCAACCCCGATATGTCAAAAATTATGCATTACAAGTTCAAGGGGATGACAATTTACTTCACGTTGATTCATCAGAAGCTTAGAGGATAGGTAATAAAATCTTGTCACTAACATCAAGAGATTCAAAAACACCAGACATAGGACTAGGTAACATTATTAAAGAAATATGGTACGGAACTTTTGACTAATTTGAGTTTTGCTCGAAGTGGTCTTTTAGTCCAGACGGTTCAATCTCATAATGGCAAATGTGTAGAGACGCGAAAAACATACTAACAAAGAAAAATTATTACACCGGTAGAAATAAATTAATATTAGAGAACGGCTATTTGCATAGATTAGCAGTCTTTGATGGTTTGGTAAGTGATTAGTTATCATATAAATTGGAAGACATATCACATATATAATTAGAGCGCATTGCTCCTGGTATAACGTTAGTAGAAAAACGTGACATGATGAATATCCTCACTAAGAGATTGGA